GGAGATCACGCGTAACCCTGCCATCACGGTGCTCTATGTTTCCTCTACTACCAACCTTGCCGAAAAACAGCTCAAGTTCATCAAGGACATTCTCACATCCAAGGTATACCGACGTTATTGGCCAGACATGGTTGCCCTCACAGAAGGTGACCGAGAGCGCTGGACTACCAGTGAGTTTAGTGTGGACCACCCGAAGCGGAAAGCGGAAGGTGTACGTGACCCCACGGTGTTCAGCGCGGGTCTTACGACTAGCATCACTGGGCTACACTGTAACCTCGCCGTACTCGACGACGTCGTGGTACAGGAGAATGCATACACAAAGGACGGACGAGAAGCCGTCAAGACACAGTACTCTCTGCTTGCCTCTATCGAAACCACCGACGCTAAGGAGCTTGTGGTTGGCACACGCTACCATCCCGCAGATCTGTATGCAGACCTGACTGAGATGACCGAGGATACCTACGACGTACACGGGGACCTGTCGGAAGCACGGTCAGTGTATGAGGTATTCCAGCGTGAGGTTGAGGATGGTGGGTCTGGTACGGGTGAGTTCCTGTGGCCCCGCCAGCAGCGCAAGGATGGAAAGTGGTTCGGCTTCAGCCCAGAGATTCTGGCTCGTAAGCGGGCCCAGTACCTGGACCGCGCTCAGTTCTACGCCCAGTACTACAACAACCCGAACGACCCAGGCAACGAGGCAATCGCCTCTACCTTGTTCCAGTACTACGACCGTCGCTCCCTAGCCAAACGAGGAGAGACGTGGTATTATAAGGACACACGATTGAACATCGTGGCTGCCATGGACTTCGCTTATTCCCTTAAGTCCACGGCTGACTACTCGTGTATAGCGGTAGTGGGTACAGATGGAACGGGTAACTACTACGTTCTGGATATCATCAGGTTCAAGACTAATCGCGTCCCAGAGTATGCGGACGCTATCCTGAAAGCCCACGACAAGTGGAAGTTTCGGAGGATCAGGTGCGAGACTACAGCGGCCCAGGCAATCATCGTGGAAGAACTAAAGCGGACGTACATCCGGGATGCGGGAGCCCTTCTCTCAGTCGAGGCGTTTACTCCGACGAGGACAATGGGCTCCAAGGAAGAGCGCATAGATGCTATTCTTCGCCCTCGGTACGAAGGGCAAAGCGTATGGCACTTTCAAGGAAGTTCGATAGACGAGCTAGAGAACGAACTCAAACAAGCGAAGCCGAAACACGATGACGCAAAGGATGCCCTGGCTACTGCGATGCAGATGGCCACGGCACCTTCCAGGCAGATCTCTCGCCTGGAGCGGTCAAAGCCGGCAATCACATATAACAGCCGATTCGGTGGAGTAGGATAATGCCCAAGTCAGTCGACTACTGCGATTTCATGGTGCCCCAGGCACTGGCCACACACATCTCCCAAAGCTATGTGACGTGGAAGACCGCACGTGGAAAGTGGGAGGAAGAGAAGAAGGAGATCCGGGAGTACGTGTTCGCACGTGACACCACGACTACTTCTAACAAGGCCCTGCCCTGGAAGAACAAGACTACGATGCCTAAGCTGTGCCAGATCCGGGACAACCTGCACGCCAACTACATGGCGGCTATGTTCTCCCGCGAGGAGTGGTTCGATTGGATCGCCGGTGACCAGTCCTCGGCCACCAAGACCAAGGCTCGTGCCATCAAGGCCTACATGAAGTCGAAGCTGCGTGCATCTGACTTCAAGGCTGAAGTCTCCAAGCTGGTCTACGACTACATCGACTTCGGCAATGCGTTCGCGGAGATCCGCCACGAGCGCCAGTACCACACAACCCCGGATGGCATCAAGACTAAGGTTTATGTCGGCCCTCGTCTTCAGCGCCTCAGTCCATTTGATATTGTATTCGACGTCTCTGCGCCAACATTTGAAGAGGCTGCTAAGGTGACTCGTCGTATCTATGGATTGGGCGATCTGAAGAAGATGGCTGAGAATGGAGAGGAGTGGGCCAAGCTGGCCTACGAGTCTGCCGATAAGATGCGCAAGTCTTACTTCGCCTCCGGCTCCCCTGACATTAAGAAGTACGACAGCTACGGGCTGGATGGCCTGGGCAACATCGTTAACTACTACAAGAACTCCATGGTTGAGATACTCGAGTTCGAAGGCGATGCCTACGATCCTGAGAGCGGCGTGCTCTACCCGAACCACAAGGTGATCGTGGTCGACCGTCGTGAGATCGTGTGGAACAAGCCGTATGAGAGCTGGCTCGGCCGCTCCAACAAGAAGCACGTGGGCTGGCGTCCTCGCCCAGAGTCCCTGATGGCCATGGGCCCTCTCGACAACCTGGTTGGTATGCAGTACCGCTTGGACCATCTCGAGAACCTGAAGGCTGACGTGTTCGACCAGATCGCCCACCCTGTGGTCTACTGCCGCGGTTCGGTGGAGGACTGGGAGTGGGGTCCTGGTGCCCGTATCTTTGGCGACAAAGATTCCGAGGTCACCATCCTCAAGCCTGACGCAGCTGCCCTGTCTGCCAACTTCGAGATCGACCACCTCCTGGGTATGATGGAGGAAATGGCCGGAGCCCCGAAGCAGGCCATGGGTATCCGTACTCCTGGAGAGAAGACAGCCTATGAAGTTCAGGCCCTGGAGAATGCGGCTGGTCGTATCTTCCAGAATAAGATCTACCACTTCGAAGCCACCTTTGTCGAGCCCCTCCTTAACGACATGCTCGAGGCCGCTCGGCGTAATCTGGACGTCACAGAACAGATCGCCGTCCAGGACACCGACGTAGGGGTGGTTGAGTTCCAGTCGATCACGGCTGAGGATATCAAGGCGAACGGTAAGCTGATCCCCATGGGATCCCGCCACTTCGCTGAGGTCGCCTCCCAGATCCAGAACATCAACGCCTTCCTGTCCAGCCCGGCCTACGCGGATCAGGCTATCAATGCCAACGTGTCTGGTCTACAGATCGCCACCCTGATCGGTGAGCTACTGAGCTTCCCGGAGGGTACCATCCGCCCAGGTATCCGCATCATCGAAGGTGCTAAGCTGCAACAGCTGGCCCAGTCTGCCCAGTCGTCCGTTCAGGATAACGCACAGGCAGGAGCCCAGATCGCAGCGGTGGATAGTGCAGAACAGGAACAAGCTGAGGAGCCAGTGACTTGACCAAGAAGAAAGCCACAGCTCTGACTGAGAAGATTGACTCCGGCCGGCCCCCTAAAGGGCTGGCTATGGAGTGGTTGAGTGGTCCATGGGGTTCGGCTACCAGGCCGGACGTCCTCAAGGATGCCATCCAGGGAGAGGGGATTCTTAAGAGAATTAACCAGATCCTGGAAGTTAAGTTCCACACAGCCACTGAACCTGACTACAATACGGATGCCTCTGAGCGGGAGCGGGCATTCTCTGCGGGGTACCGTAAGGCCCTTAAGGACGTACACCGTCTCCTGCAACTTGACACATGACCTAAGACCGAGGTATAATTATGACTACTGAAACTAAAGACATTCTTGCCGGCGCTGCTTCCACCCAGGTGGACCCTCTCGTAGAGTTGGTTGGCGACGGTAAAAAGTTTAAGGACGTGGGTGCCCTAGCGGCAGCCAAGATCGAGTCGGATAAGTTCATCACACAGCTGCAAGGCGAACTCGCCGGACTGCGTAAGGAACTGGATGACAAGGTTAAGGCCGGTGACCAGGGAGCCAGCGTCCAAGCCTTGATAGAGCGTATCGAAAAGGCCACCTCGAGTCAGAACGGTAACCAGCCCGGTACCCTGACCAAGGAGGAGATCGAGAAGCTCGTGAAGGAAGGAGTGAACACGGCGCAGAGTGAGGCGGTGCAGAGTGGTAACTACCACAAGAGCAACGCGGAGCTCTTGAACTACTTTAAGGGCGATGCTGACAAAGCTTCGCAGCACCTTAAGGCTAGGATCAATCAGCTGGGTTTGAGTGGCGACAAGTTGACAGAGCTTGCCCGCACCAATCCGAGCATGTTCCGGGAATTGTTCGTTCCACAGGCTAGGCAGCATGTGACCAACGACGTTACGCTTCCGGCTGGGAAGTCGGGTGCGCTGGACGCGACCACAGAACGGGGTAGGACCTACTACAGCAACCTCCGCAAGGAGCTTGGCCCAAAGTTCTGGGATACAGCGATTCAGCAGCAGATGTTCCGCGATCGCAAGCAGCTTGGCGATAAGTACAACACGATCTAACAATCTCCATAAAAGGAATAATCAATGTCTGTCACGACAACCAGCGCAGATGTGCTGATTCGTGGTGAAGTCTGGTCCGACCAGCTCAAGGAAACAATCCAGGACGAACTGAATGGTTCAGGCTTCGTCCAGTGGGTGAACTTCCCTGACGGTTCGACTTACACGATCCCGAGCGTGGGTGAAGCCACGATCCGCGACTACGTCGAGGATACGCCGCTTCATTTCGATGCCCTGGATACTGGTGAGTTCCAGCTTTCCACCTTTAACTACAAGTCGAGCGGCCTGTACATCACCAAAAAGATGCGCCAGGATTCGTTCTATTCGGCACGCCTCGAGGCAAGCTTCGTCCCGAAGCAGACTCGTGCGTTTGCTGAAACACTGGAAACTGACATCCTCGGTCTCGCCATGGGCGGTGCTTCGGGTGGCCAGACAGTGTCTAACCTCAACACAATCAACGGTGCCGATCACCGCTGGGTCACCGCGGGTGCCTCAGGCGTGATCGAGACGAAGGATTTCGCGAAGGTTCTGTACGCCCTTAAGAAGGCGAACGTGGGCCAGAACGTAATCGGTATCGTCGATCCGTCGGTCGAGTACCAGCTGAATACACTCTCGAACATCGTGTCGGTTAGCAATAACCCGCGTTGGGAAGGCGTGATTGCGGATGGCCTGGTGTCCGGTATGAAGTTCTCCAAGAACATCTTCGGCATCGACCTCTACGTCAGCAACTACCTGCCTGGTGCGGGTGCTACTGGCGCTGGTGCGGAAACAATCAACAGCGTGGTTATGGCGTCGG